GTTCCTGTATAAGTTCCTGTATAGTCTCCTGAATAGTCTCCAGTATAGTCACCATAGTTTACACCAGCATAAAATCTAGTATAGGTTCCTGTATATGTTCCTGTATATGTTCCTACATAATCTCCTGAGTATGTAGCTGGCGATGCAGCTGTTACTGAACCACCGATACCACCAACGGCTCCTCGACCTAATATCTTTCCTGCATTAACTAATTTTAAAGTGCCGCCATATGTAGCGCCTGTTTGGAATGCGAATGTGGAAGCGGTTGAAGCTATGATAGCAACATCGGAATCTACTGTAACAGTACAATCCCAATACTTATCATCTGCATCAAAGTAAGTAGCTAAATCAATATCTGTATATAAACCATAACCCTCTACTACTGAAGCAGCAGCATATACTCTCCAAGGACCTGTAGTCACTGGAGTACCTGCTTTAGTGAATTGAATAGTGCGGAGTCTGTTGTACGTTTGTTCCCACGTACCACTTACTTTGGAGTAGCCTCTCTTAACCTTTGTCCATGTGCCTGCTAGCTTTACATGAATGTCGTGAGGTGCTTCCCAATTACCTGCAACTTTTACTTTAGTATTCAAACCACATATCTCCGTTAGCGCCATCGCCTCCGCCCGGCACATCGGTATCTATGTATATTGTTTGACCAGTCCCGGAAGTACCATCTACAATTACATCATCTATCCCATGAACTATCGCGGCTATGTTAGTTGTATTAGTATTAATTTCACCATGCAATTCATTAACTGCTGCCGTTAGATTAGTTGCTGCAGTTGCTAAATTACCAATAGTGCCGATGTTAGTCGCATTAGTAGTTATGCCTGATGTATCAATAGCGGCTATAGCTGAGGTATTAGTAGCAATGTTAGTTACGTTAGTAGCTATATTAGTTACATTAGTAGCAATGTCTGTATCATTTGATTCAATAGCATCTAGCAAAGCAGCTAAAGATGTTACTACACCTGTAGCTCCAGTGTTCGCTACTGTTAATGCATCTAAGTCTCCTACGCCCGTACCTATCTCATTGGTCTTAATTCGCCACTCATCAAAGGTGTTCGCTGTTGTTACGTTTACTGTATTTGCCATAGTTTACTTCTTTTTAAATAGTTGTTTTAATATATCTTTAATTTCAGATATATCGTTCTCTAAATTATCCAATCGTTGAAGATTGTTTAAATTCCTTTTTCTCGCATCTCTAGCTATCTGGGCATTAGTCTTATTTATATTTATGATAGCTCCAGAGCTTTCATCTCTAACTAAATTACTATGCCCTTCTACTGGTGTCTTCTTAGCCATTAGTAATTATATGATGGTGTACTACCACCAGAATTATTTAAAATTTGATTAAATAAATCTTCGTGTTGTTCCATTATCTCCTCATCTACATTTAACATATCGTCCATTTGGTCTTGCATTTTTTCAACCTGTCTTTCTAATTTATCAACCTTATCATCTATCACCGCTTGTGTAGTACTTAAACTAAATGTTTGTGTCATTGTCCAACCACCCAATGCTATGAGTAATCCGAGAAGTAACATGACAATCTGATCTTTCATTATACTAACGCAATGGCCCTCAAGTTTCTAGCAGATGGAATCTTCGATGTGCTAGTTGATGTGAATACAATTTTAACAGAGAACATAGTAAATGGAGATGCAGATAAATCAACTTGATAATCTACTTCCTTATATACATCGAGGTCATCTGAAAATGGTACTACTGCACCTGTATTAGCACTCGGTGTCATAGCTGTCCATGCACCATCATCAAACACACCTGCATCAGAACCTGCTTTATAATATACATCAATGCCAGTAGCTTGCGGTCTATTAGTATCTATATAAACCTTAAGAACATTAGATTCAGAATCTAACTGAACAGTCTTAGTAAGATACTTCGCGAGGCTAGAACCATTTAACTTATCTGTTTCTGCAACATCAGTATTATTATCAATGATATTTGAAATAGCTATTACAGAACTCCTAGCCATATCAACTACTGGAGATAAGTTATTTACTGTTGAATACATAACACCACTTAAATAAATAGATGGCGTACTTCCCGATTTAATATACTTAGGAACCGCTGGATAGTAATTTGTATTTGGTACTATAGTACTATAATCAGTTGATGAAGATGGTATAGCTAATGCTACACCTTCAGATGTTTCATTTACTCCCCATGCTATGCCAGTACTTGGGAATGTTAAGTCTTGTATAACTGGATGTAATACGTTGTAAGCTATGTTTTGAGTAGCTCCTACTAGGCTTCCGCCTCCAGTTCCAGCTGTAACAGCACCCGCTGTAGTTATTGAAACAGTATAACTATTTCTTTTAACAGCTACAATAGTATGAGTAGTATTAAGTTCAAGTGCGGTTATACCATTTGTAGCAACGGCACCTGCAACGGTAACTGTTTCTGTAGCTAACATTCCATGATTTAAATGAGCTACTGTAACTGTATTAGCTCCCGCAGAGCCAGCCGTTGTTGTGAATGGATTATTCTGTAATGAACGTGATGGGTTTGCTTCATTAGTTAACAACATACCCTTCGCAGAGTCTGTAGTAAATACGGCTCTGTGTAATACAAATGTAATATCTGAGGTTTGGTCAGCTGTCCATGTACTAGCATTTTGTGATTTAAACATTACACCAGCATATGGTTGACTTATAATAGTATCACCATTAGCATCTTCTTCACCTTGTGTTGCTATTTTAACTTTATAATTATCGGAGTTAGCCCAAACTACAAAACAATACTCTTGTGTATCTTTTAAATAAACAGGAGATTCAAATACAAACTGAGTGGCTGTACCATCAGTATTAATCATATTAGGATACATAGTAGCTTCAGAAAAAGGTACTACTGTTTGTGTAGGTGAACCATTAACCATTGTTCTAATATCAACGTTAAGTGGTACACCAGCATCTTTATTAGAAACATATAAGTCTAAAGATGTTACAAATGCACCGCCAGCTATATCAACATTAAATGATTGTGCTAATGGGTCCATGTATGAGAATGGTCCTGCACAATGTTTATTACCCGATCCAGTAGAACTAGATGAAACATTATTACCAGAGAAGTATGTTTGATGGAATGCGTTACTCGGTAAAGTCACATCATAGTAATATGCTGGGGCTGTAGTAGTAGCAAATAATCCATACTCGTGGTCCATGTGGTCAGATATTGCATCGATTGCAGTTGTAGATACAGAAGATGAAGGCGGATTAGATGCCGGCTCTGTATGTGTACTTGTTGATGTACTAGTAGATGTTATTACTTTAGTATCAGTTACATTAGTTTTTTGTACAGAAGGCGTTCTTGTAGATAAAATTACATTCTCTAAAGCCTCTAATTGTCCCTTAGCGTAATAGTTTGAAGATGCAAAGGTTGTTACTGTACTTAAATCGTCTGGAGTAATTGAATCCACTAAAACAAATTCTTTAGTTCCTGAAACAAAATTCAAAGAACTATTATTTGGAAGATAGAATGTACCCGCAACACTACCATTAGCATCAGTTGTTAATGCTGTTGAACCTAATGGGTGAGTAGTTACTGAATTAGGACCTACTAATGGAACTGGGTCTACATCAGCAGTAGCAAATTCTCTAACATAATCATCTACACGAACTCCATCGAAGTATGGATATACTGTAATACCTGGCTTCATTAATGTAGCATCGAAGTGTACAATTCTCGACCTCATGTATGGTCTAAATGCAATTGAAACTTGTCTGTCTCCTAAATTGCTTATTACTGTTCCTGTTTCAATAGATGTATTAATACCAGTTCTCTTTTGATGGTCAGAAGTAGTTGTAGTAGTTGTAGTAGTTGTAGTCCTTCCACTTGTTGAAGAAGAATCACTTGAATCAGAACCTACCCAGTTAGATGTCCATGAACCCCAAACAGTACCAGTAGCAGTCTCCGCTCGTAGAGCGTCTAACAATGCGTTATACACTGAGTCGTTGTTTGTCATTACATCAGGGCGTCTATCAATATCTTTCCATTCATCTGAGGAAGGTGTTAATGCAATTCGTCCAGTCCAGTTAAATACTGAATATGGATTAACATTAACTGTTCCAGAAGCTTGAGTTTGGCTAATTAAAGATGTGTGAGTATAAGGTAATGTAACTAAAGAACCTGTAAGTTGCGTTGTAGAGTTATCTGACTCATACATCATATTAGCATTGCCTTCAGAAAATAGTGGACGTAATGAACCATTGTTTGGATCAATGCCCGCTTTATATTCGGATGAGTTAGTTCTACCTACTTTAGTTGACTTAAAAGAGTCTACTAAGAAACCAGATTTAAATCTTAATACACCAGAGCCATCTAATACTTGAGTAGCATTAGCTTCTGTTTCTAGTAATGATAGAGTAGTATAGTATTCAAGATTGCTAACTCGTTTTTCAATCTTACCAATATCTCTCATAGTATAACGTTTATTATCTATGAATGTTAATCCTACCTCACTTGGTGTTAAAGTAAATGCAGGAACATCTAATTCATAAAGTACCATTGCATCGTCTGGAGCGTTAGGTAATCTCGGAGTTAGGGATGGGTCACCATATACAACATCGATAAATCCATTCTTATTCATAAACACTTTATCTTTTCTAGGAAGATAGAATTGAAGATCAGTTTGGAATTGTGTATTTGGTTCTGGGAATACTGTAACAGATGCATTAGTGCCTGAGAAGTTATCTGCATTGTCGGCCTTTCTAGGTCTAAAGTCTACAGAACTTCTTAATTCAAAGTCTTCAAACTTAGTAATGTCTTCATACCAAGTAGCATCTATCTGAGGATAAGAATCCACTGTAAAGAAATCACCTGCACTATGAGTATAATAATCATAGTTAACTGTAATAGTATTATGAACTACATAGTTAGAAGATTCTTTTACTCTAATTTTTCCAAGTCCATAATGACTTGCTGTTTGTCCAGATACCACTTCAAAGTTTTCTGTAACGTCAACTGAGTCCGCATCTATAACAGTGGTGAGAGAGATGACATCACAGTGTCCTAAATTTTGCCATTCATTAAAATTAACACCGCCACTATATGTAAATTCTTTATCTGTTGCGCCTGTAGTCGCTACCTTTGTTTTTGTTTTATGGTTTAACGTTCTAGTGACAGGAGCAATTAAGGTTAAGTTATTAGAAGATGATGTTTGAATAGTTACTGTAGAGATACCAGAGCCTGGATTATTTACAGCAATATCACCTGTAGCTAAAGTAATAGCAGCATTAGTAGTATTGTCCATTAATATAAAGTTAACTAAGTTAGACGAAGTAGCAGAAGGGATTGTCTCTCCATCTACTATACCAGTCGTTGAATTAAATACTACTTGTGTTCCATTACCAGCTGCTGTGCCAAGATTTCTTTGTGCAGAGAATTGATAATTAAAGTCAGTACCAACTAGTAAGGCATTACATGTCTTAACTCTTGTAGCTGGAAGAGAGAAGATTGCTGTGTCATCACCTAAGTTAGCATCATCGATAGTCGCTGTAAAATTAGTACTTGATGAATCTAATGTAGCCATCGTACCTGCTGTTACCACTGCATAATCAAATACATGTATTCTATATGTACTCGCTGTGAGTCCTACTATAGTTCTTGCTCGTACAGTTGCTAATACAGCACCACCACTAGCCTTAATATTTAATGGACCCATTGTTGTAATATCTGGATGAAACGCCATCGCTGATACATCAATGTAATTGTTAGACTCCATTTGAACAACTCTATCTGTTACTAATTGTGAAGTCCTTGCCTTATCAATACTAACGTTCCTTGTCGAGGTAAGTTCTATTTCATAACCTTGTACATAAGCTTTAGAAGGTTCAACGGCTGCAACAAATTTAGTTGCATCAGAATCATGAGCTTTCATACTTACTGGGAATGGTCTTACTGTATAGTTACCAGACTCATCGAATGTTCTACGAGCCATATTTTGTTCTATAATATTATAATCAGTCTTTGTATTATCTTGTGTAATAATACCATCTAATAATCTAACAAGTAAAACAAAAGTTCCTGTAGTTGAAGTAGAAGCACGAGATGCTAATACAGCACTTAATTTATATCTTTCTGCGCCTGGAGCTGATTCATTAGGGCTTCCTTGTGCATTATCTACTAATGAAGTATCAGATGAAGGACCTACTATAGATTCTGTTACAGTTAAACCTATATCAATTGATGCGTCCGTAGTATACTTAGAGAGGACAATAGTTGAAGTTTTTACTATTACAAAATGTTTCTTAACATAGTAAATACCATTATCAATAGTTGCTATACAACCATTACCAACACCTGAGTCATCACCTAAGTCTTGAACTGTTGTAGTACCACCTGTATTACTAATAGTAGCACCTTCAACAAATGGTATGCCTGAAGTATATTTAATATATAATGTGTCTGGATCCGCACCAGCTGCTTTTACCGTATGGATAACTTTAGCATAACTAGTTCCATCATTAATTATTACTCCTACTAAATCTGTTAGAGTAGTAACAGTAGTAGTTACTTTTATATAATCAATGTTATTATGTACGTGGAGTTCGCCAGGTACTACGACAGCACCTTCCTTAAACATGTGGTCACCATGAGACGATATCTGATGTTGTAATTGACTTTGAAGTTGCGTTAACTCCCTAGCTTGAATAGCCTTACCAGGTCTAAACAATATTCTATTATATTTTTCTTTTGGTGTTAGCCCATCAGGCGTCGCTGTATTATAATCGTCGTAATATGGGTCAATATTGAACTTTAATGCCATCTCGTTTTCCTAATTTAAAATGCGATAACTAATCTAATTGTTTCTATTTGGTCTGAACCTCTTGTTACTGGTGTACGATTTTCTACAAATAAAACATCTCCTGAATATTTGTTTAATGGAGGTGCAGCTTTAGACGCTAGATTTTGTCCGCCTGAGCCAGCAGAAGCTAATCTAATAACGTCTGGGGTAGAAGCATCGAATACACCGTATCCTGTACTCGCATTTTGATTGTAATAAATTGTATTAGTTGAAGAATTAAATTCAACAACAATTGCTTTCGCTCCTGATATTGTTCCTTTAATTTCATCGTCTGCTGAGAATGAACCACCAGAAGCAATTACTAAAGAGCCTGTAGTGTTATATACATCTCCAGTAGCTACTGTAGAACCACCTGCTAATGTTGGATTTTTAATTAAAGCAATTTGTCTAAAATCATTTCCATCAGCAATAACACCTGACTCATCGCCAGTATAAATTGTATTGATTGCTGCATAGTGAGCTCTTAATTCATGCCTAGCATCCTTACCATGTCCACCTCGTGGAGGAAGAATAGCTCTAAGGCTTCCGTTTGAACCGCCACCACCTGATACTGTTACCACAGCATTGTCATATGCTGTACCTATATTAGACATTACAATATCTGTAATAGCTCCGCCAGCGACTGTAGCTGTAGCTGCGGCTGAAGAACCGTTACCTGTAATAGCTATAGTAGGTGCTGAAGTATATCCAGTACCACCATTTACTATTTTAATATGATGAATAGCACCCGCTACTGCTCCTTCCTGTACAGCCCATTGATTCTGTAGACCTGCGTCAGCTGAACCGCCTGGGTCTGAAGCTAATACTACTAATGGTATAAAAGAAGTTGTTAAAAACTTCGATGAGTTAGTTGCTGATAAGGAAAATAAATATTTCCATATGTAACCATCTGAGGCTACATTATCAATAACTCCTGTTGTTGCAGTCGAGGTTGGTTCTGTAACCGATGTAGAAGGACCCGCCTTTAAACAAATGTATACGTGATTGTTATCAGAAATAACCGCATACATTTTACTTTCTAAATCTGTATCTTGGTCATCGTATGCATAGTATGAAGTACCTGATGTCCATAAGTTTCTTGGAAAACAGTAAATAGAATCATCAGCATCTACTTTCTTAGCTGCGTAAAGATTCTCCCAAGCCTGGTCTTTTGTATTATCATTTTCATAAGGGGTATCAGGTACAGCGTCATCTGTCCAAGCATGAGCTCTACCGATTCCTACATAATGTTTGTTAGTTGCACCTTGGAGGTCGTCGATAAATGCCTCTGCGGTATCTAGTCTAAATTTGTCTGTTATAATTGCTGGCATTTGTTGCTCCGTTTAATTAATTAAGGTATGGTTGTTTGTGTTATGTGACAACCCAATTGTGTCTTGATATTCTTATTTATAACATCTTGAATGGTTAAATCTGCATAATCTTGTAAAGGACGGTAATTATGATACTTTAAGTTATCAAAACTATAGCCAAACCACATAGGATTGTCATGACTTGCGTCAGTATACTGGCCTGGAAGAGTTATAACTGTCTTCTCTATCATATAATGGTCTGTCTCCCACGCCATAGTATGCTGAGTTAAATAAGCTGCATAGATAGCAAATGGAAGTCCTGACCCTTGATAACCATATTGATTACTCAAAGGTTGACCTGGAATAGCATAATCTGTCTTAGGCATATACAAGTCTATTAAAATTTCACCGAAGAAATTAAATCCAGCTGGATGGATTAAACGTATAAATGCATTTTTCCAATCAGCTATATTTTTACCCGTCTTTAAAACATAAGAGAATCTTTGATAAAATTTTGAATCCTGCATATATTTTTTAGCAGAAGGATGTCCATCATGAGTAATAAAAAGACCTGCATGATAAGATTTAATAACATCACTAGATACTAAAGCTGTTCCGAAGGTCGCTTCATAAAGA